AAGATGGTATCAATGCCTTAAATGCTGAGGATGACCAACGAATCCTCGATAGAGGAAGCAATCGGAGAGCAGATTGATGGATAGATTTTACCCATTAATCATGTCCCCTGGCATTCAAAGAGATGGCACCAATTTCTCGGGCAATGGTTATATTGACGGGCGATGGTGTCGTTTTAAGGCCGTTGGTGATAACACCGCCGTGCCTCGTAAAATGGGTGGCTATTCCCAGATGCTCGATAATTTAGCGACAATTCCTAGAAGCCTTTATATCACGCCTAATGGTGCTAATTTTGATTTCTATGTTGGGAGCAATAATTCGTTAATCCGCTATAAATTTAATGCTCAACGCAATCTATTAACCACAGTTGATCGCACACCTTTAGGCCTGGTTCAAAGTGATATTGGCGTTTGGCAGGTAGAGGTCATGTATTCCGCATTAGATGAATCTGCTATTGTCATTGCTCACTATACTAGCAATTTGTTAGATATTAATAACCAGTTTAACTCTCCTTTGTATATTGGCGAATTAGGCGAAGATGCACCTTTGGTTGCAGCTAATGCCACTGTTTCTGGTGGTTTTGCCATTTTGCATCCTTATGTCTTCTTGTTTGGTAATAATGGTGAAATTTTATGGAGTGAGCCTGGCAAGCCAGAAACCTTTGATGCAAACAGTTTCAATAGAATTTCAGGGCAAAAGATAGTTCATGGAGAAAGTTGCGCCGCGAACCCTTACAACCCTGGCGCGTCTGGCCTTTTTTGGGGCTTATCAGGGTTATATAAAGCGACTTTCGTAGGAGACCCAGCCCAATTTAGGTTTGATACGGTGGATAATCAATGTTCTATTTTAGCGAGCCGTTCGGTGATTTCTTATAACGGGATTTTTTATTGGATAGCTAACGACAGGTTTATGATGACGGATGGCAATACCACTAAAGAAATTTCTAACGCTTCTAACTTTGATTTCTTTTTTGACAACTTAAATTATTCCCAAAGGCAAAAGATTTGGGGAACCAAGGTTACCAAATACGGAGAGATTTGGTGGTTTTTCCCTAAAGGTAATGCGGAAGAATGTAATCATGCCATTATTTATAATGTTCGACTGAATTGCTGGTACGATACGCCAATTTCAAGAAGCTGCGGATTTATAGAACCAACCTTCGTTAATCCCGTCTGGTGTTCCGATACTCAAATTTGGCAACACGAAGACGGATACGACCAAGACATAGACGGCGCGAAAACCGCTATAGACTCTTATTTTACCACTGGAAATCTAGCATGGTGTGCGATTGCGCCAGATAAGCAATGGAAAGGGATAGAAAGACTAGTGGAAGTGAATAGAATTGAACCGGATTTCGTACAAAGTGGCAAAATCAGCCTTACCATAAACGCTCGGGAATACGCGAGAAGCAATCAAACGGAAATTGCTAATACTGAATTTGACGAAAACTCTGAAAAAATAGACTTACGATGCCAAGGCAGAGAAGTCACGATGCAGATTAGAAGCAACGTGGTAGGCGGATTTTACGAACTAGGCAACACCTTATTAGACATCACCATTGGCGATGTGAGACCGGGTGAAGGAGGCGAGTAATGGGTTTTAAGCTTAAAAATATAATCAAGGCTTTACCAGCCGTTATCGGGGCGATTGGCGGTACCGCTTTAGGTGGCCCAGCGGGCGCTACGATGGGTGGCGCATTAGGCGGTAGCATGAGTCGTGGTGGCAAGAATAAATTCAAAGGCGCTTTAGGTGGCGCTGGTATTGGGCTGGGTTATTCCGCGCTTGCGCCCATGGTTGGGAACGCTTTGGGCGTGAGTGGGGCGGGGCCTTTAAGTAATGTTTTAGGCATGAATTCGCCCTCATTAATGAATCAATTAGGAGTGGCTAGTGCTCCAACTACGGGTGGCGGCTTAGGGTTGGGTTCACTTTTTGGTGGCGGCGCTCAAGGCACTGCGGGAGCGGTGGGAAATCAAGCCACTCAAAATGGCGCTTTCGGTGGTCTTCTAGGCGGTGGTGGACTTAATAACTTGCTATTGCCTTTAGCGATT